ACTACAGCTAATTCAGCAGTTACCACTGCAAACGCTGCAACAACAACAGCAAATAACGCAGTTACTACTGCGAATGCTGCAACTGCAACTGCTAACACAGCTGACACAAATGCTTCGGCTGCTGTTGCTACAGCAAATACCGCATCTACAAATGCAACTAACGCTGTAAACACTGCAAACACTGCATCTACAAATGCTAGTAATGCAGTTACTACTGCTAACTCAGCAGCTACAGAGGCTGCTGCTGCAACTACCGCGGCTAACGCGGCTACTACAGCTGCTAATGCTGCAACTACTGCGGCACAAGCTGCTCAGGCTGATGCAAATACAGCTACTGCAACTGCTAACTCTGCTACTACAACAGCTAACGCTGCAACTACAACAGCTAATGCAGCCAGCACCACTGCAACCACTGCAGATACAAATGCAAGTGCAGCTGTTACGACAGCTAATGCTGCTAGTGCAACTGCAAATGCTGCTTCTGCAGCCGTGTCTGCTGCTGCATTCTACACGCCAATCGCTGCTCTTGCCAACCTTCCTTCTAGCCCTGCTAATGAAGACAGGGTAGAGATGAGTAACTCTACTGGTGTTGAAAGTAGCAGTGCTGTTTCTGGTGTTCCTGCTGGATTTACTGGTGCTACCACGCTGTCTGTCCGACTTCAATATAACTCTTCTACCTCTAAATGGGTATGGCAGCAGTATTTTGCTAATGATCCTGATGAAAGATATGCAACTAGCTATCTGCCTGTTATCAAAGGTGACGGTACATCCAGCGGTCAAGTTGGTAAAATTACACTTAACTGCTCTAACAACAACCACGGTGTAAGTATTCAAAGCCCACCGCATAGTGCTGGTGCTACTTATACCTTGACTTTGCCAACTAGCACTGGTACAAACGGTCAGTTCCTATCTACTAATGGTAGTGGTACTCTATCTTGGGGTACTGTTGATTTGTCTACACGTCTTGCACTAGCAGGCGGGACCATGACAGGAGCACTGACACTTTCTGGTGCACCTACAGCAAACTTACATGCTGCCACTAAGGCTTATGTAGACAGTTCTTCTGGCAATGCACTGCCACTTTCTGGTGGTACAATGACGGGTGCTATTACGTTGTCTGGCGCACCTACAGCAAGTTTACACGCTTCGACAAAACAATATGTTGACGATAACAAAGTTATAGCTATTGATGCAGGAAACTTTGATAACGGCTCTTCTACTATTTCTTCTACTTTAACTATTGACGGAGGATCATTCTAATGCCTACACCTTCTTCTCGTACTCCCGTGCGTATTGCACGTGGTACATATTCTAATTTGAACTCTTCCGTGTCTGACCTTCAAGAGGGAGAGATTGTTTATGCAACTGACCAAGACAAACTGTATGTCAAGGAAGGGTCAAGCCTTGTTTCTACACAGGCTTCACTGCCAGCTACTAATGCTGTAACTGATGCAGCTCAAACCTTTACTGCGGCTCAACGTGCGACTATTACTTCATTGACATCTGCCGCAACCGTAACGCCTGACTTTGCAGCTTCTAATAACTATTCCCTAACTCTTGATCAGAATCTTACTATTGCTAACCCTACCAACCTAACTGCTGGTCAATCAGGTTCTATCTTCCTTGTGCAAGATGGTACCGGATCACGTACTGCTGCCTGGGGTTCTTATTGGGACTTTGCTGGTGGTACTGCCCCAACACTGACTACAACTGCATCAGCTGTTGATCGTGTGGATTATGTCGTACGTAGTGCTACTTCTATTCATGCGGTTGCTACCCTCAACTATAGTTAATTATGGCAGTATTTAATAATATTTTAGCCGGAGCCTCAGGTGCAACTGGGGCTGCCGGTTACGAGATTGAACGCAGCTTGCGGTTTAACAGTGATGACAGTGCATATCTAAATAGAACACCGTCGTCGGCAGGCAATCGCAAGACGTGGACTTGGAGCGGTTGGGTAAAACGTTCAGGTCTTGGCGATTATGACTTTTTGTTCATGGCGCAAACAAGCAGCGTCTTAAAGTCGTCCTTGTCTTTTTGGAACGGTGATTATCTTCGTTTTAAAGGTGACTACAACGATGGTACTGCTAGAAATTTTAGCGTTAGTACCGATGCGCTTTTTAGAGATCCTTCTGCTTGGTATCACGTCGTATGTCGGCTTGATACAACTCAAGCAACTGAAGCTGATCGCATAAAAATTTGGGTCAATGGAGTAGAGCAGACTTTTATCTCAGCAACTTATCCAACTCAAAATTCAGATATTGAGTTAAACAATAATTCTGCACATCTTTTAGGCTCGCAGACAAGTGCTCCTCAGAATGGATTAGATGGCTACCTAGCCGACGTACACTTCATCGACGGTCAAGCACTTGCTGCGTCTGACTTCGGTGAATACGACGCCGATACTGGTGTCTGGAATCCGATTGAATTCACAGGTTCTCATAACGTAACGAGTGGTTATTCAGGAACAGTTCCTAACAGTGTCACTGAAATAACACCTACTGGACCAAATGGTAATGGTGTTGCCTTAGCATCACTTCTTTTTGGTGGTACTGAGTTGACTGTCAGTCAAAACTATATTCGACAAGATGGTGGGGGTTTTGAATGGTCCGCTGCTATCCCGTTGTCGAGTGGTGATGTAGCTGGCGCTAAATGCTTGTACTTTAATAATACAAGTAACCATGATATTGAATTTAAGATTGACGGCAGCTGGGTCACAGTTCAAACAAACGCCAATAATGTTATTGGTTCTACGCAAGGTCAGGGAGCAATAATTACTTATACTGCTTCTGGTTCAGTCAACTGGACTGGGGTTAGAGCAACCAATGGGAGCAATGTAAGTGTTACCAGTGTCTCTGGTATCTTTGTCAACAATGATCTTGTCGGTTCTGGGGTAACAGGAGTAAATGGCTTCCACCTCGACTTCTCGGACAACAGCAGCAACGCTGCGCTTGGAACGGATAGCAGCGGGAACAGTAATGATTGGACGGTAAACAATTTAAAAGCAGTAGATAACTTTGGAATATCATCTGCTGCTAGCATTACGTCTTTGCAAACTATCTCCTTCCCGATTACTTATGCAGCAACAGTTACCTATGAATTTTTTGTTCAAGTAACAAATGCAGTTACATATACTTACTTTGCAGAAGAGACTTCAGCAAGTGTATGGAATGTAGGTATTAATGCCAGCGGTGATCTATTGTTTGGTAACTATACAGGTGGTTGGACTACATTCTCTTCAACTGGATTAGCTGATGGTAGCTGGCATTTTGTCCGATTAACCACTACTGGTAGCAGTACAAGTTTATACAAAGACGGCACCTTACTTGGAACTAATGCTTCTGGTGGTAATGTTGCAACATCGTACTCACAGATTACAAATAGAATAAAAAATGGAGCGTTTAAGATCGCTCACCTTCGTATTACGACCGGCGGTACTCCACCAACTACTGGAATCCCGGCTATTTCTTCAATGAATCAAGCTGCCGGAACAGGCGGCACCTTAGTCTTCTACGACGCCCTCGACGATATTGCAAGTAGTGGCACAAAGACTAGTGATGGAGGCAATGTAACAATCACCATGGCTGCAGCAACAGCTGTTGTTAGTCAAGCTGGTGTTGACAGTCTGATCGACACGCCGACGAACTACGAAGCATCGTCCGGCAATAACGGTGGTAACTATGCGACGTTGAATCCGCTTGTTGGTGTTAAGACAGCTCACCTGACCGATGGTAATTTATCTCAAGTTACTGCTTCGGGTTGGTCTAGGTTGTTTCCAACTCTTATGCCTAAGACAGGCAAGTGGTACGTCGAATGTCTACAGACAAACTATGCTTACGGCGTTAGAGTTACCAATGTAGGCGTATCCCCTATTGACAATATTAATATCACTTCAGCGAGTAAACCTGGCAGTGCTACAGATGAAGTTGCTTATGAAACGCAGTACAAGCGAACTTTAGTCAATAACTCAGCAGACCAATCTGGTTTTCCTACTTACGTGAGCAATGACATTATTGGCGTTGCTATTGATTTAGACAACAGGACTGTTCAATTTTATTTGAACAATTCTGCTATGGGCACAGCAACAACGTTTCCATCAACAACTAAGGATTATACGTTTATCATAGGATGCACTGGCTCAAATGCTGAGGCATTTGTAAACTTCGGCCAACGCCCATTTGCGTACACACCACCAACAGGCTACAAGTCACTCTGCACAACGAATCTTCCTGATCCAACAATTGCCGATGGTTCGACGGCGTTTGATACAAAGCTCTATAACGGCAATGGCTCATCGCAGACAATTAGTGGCATGAATTTTGGCCCTGATTTGATCTGGTCCAAGATCAGAAGCTCAACAGGTAAATATAGACTTACTGATATTGTTCGCGGAACTACAAATGCTTTGCGGAGTGATGGTACGGACGCAGAGTTTGCAGACACAAATGTGACCGCATTCAATTCTGATGGTTTTGATATTGGAGCAAATGGTAACGCTAGCGGTTCCACCTACGTTGCCTGGACCTGGGACGCTGGAACGTCAAACACTTCAATTAGTGCTGGCAGCCTGAATAGTTCTGTTTATAACCAAGATGCAAATTGGTCTGCAACTTCTAGTGTAGGAAGCCCTTCAAATGCTTTCGATGGTAGTCTTTCCACTGGAGGCCCTGTTAGTAGTTCTGGGAGTGCCGTTACTATTACTACTTCTTCTTTCACCGCAAGGAAAATCAGATTGTACAAAAACGGTAATAATGATCCCGCGCTAGCTAAAATCACTGTCAACGGCACAGACTATACTTTTCCTCAGCAAACAACTGCTACTGGTTGGGTTGAAGCTGATCTTGGGAGTTCTACGACCGTCACTACTTTTACAACAACTTGGAGCGCAGGTGCTTACACACTGTATGCGGTAGAGGCTGACGGTAAAATCCTTGTGGATACAACTGCTACACCTCCCAACTCCCCATCAATTGCTTCAACCGTCCGCGCCAATCCGTCTGCTGGGTTCTCGATTGTTAGCTATACGGGCAATGCGACAAGTGGATCAACAGTCGGTCATGGATTAAATGCAGCGCCGAAAATGGTCATTTATAAAAACAGAGATGACTCTTCAGACTGGCGCGTTTATAACACAATGGCTGATGGGTCATTGGATATTCTTTACTTAAACACAATTGCTGCAAAAACGGATTCAGGCTTAGCGACTTTTACAAACAGTGTGTTTACTGTTGGCGGTTCTAATGACACAAACGGCAGCGGTGATGACATAATCGCCTATTGCTTTGCACCTGTCGAAGGCTATAGCGCGTTTGGTTCGTATGAAGGCAACGGTTCATCTGATGGTCCGTTTGTGTATACCGGGTTTAGGCCAAAGTTTGTTATACATAAGTGTACCAGCTCTGCTGGCACCAACTGGAATACTCAGGATGCAACTAGAGACCCGTATAACGCGTCAGACAGCCGCCTATTCTTGAGCAATTCAATTGGGGAGGTTGTTAACTCTGCCTATGATATGGATTTCCTTTCTAATGGTTTTAAGATTAGGACCACACATACCGAAACTAATGTTCTTAACCAGACGTATTTGTTTATAGCTTTTGCTGAGCATCCCTTCAAAACTTCCCGCGCACGCTAATTAACATTATTTACTATGCTACAACTCGATGGTAAGACCTTGCAATACGACAAGGCATTTGTTCACGACGGAGTACAATATCCGTCTAATTGGCTGCGCCTGACTTCCTTGGAGGAAAAGCAAGCCATTGGTATCGTTGAAGTCCCTGATGCCCCCGTGGCGTCTTGGGACCAACGTTTCTACTGGGGAGTTGATAACCCCAAAGATCTTGATCAATTAAAGGAAACCTGGACTGCAAAGGTCAAAGACACTGCAGGCAAGATGCTCAGCGAAACTGACTGGTATGTTATCCGTCAATCTGAAAACAGTGCAGGTGTACCTGCTGATGTTTTGAGTCGTCGTACTGAGATCCGCACCTTGAGCAACGAAAAGGAGACTGCTATCGCTGCCTGTGCAGACGTTGCAGCCCTTGCTGAGTACGTGACTGGTTCTGAGTACAGCCGGTGGGAACCACTGCCTGAACCTGAGCCTGAGCCGGAACCCGAACCGACTCCTGAGCCGACTCCAGAACCTACACCTGAACCTACCCCTACTGAAGAATGATCACCCTTATCCGTCCTATCCTTTTCTCATTCCTTAACTCTGAAAAAGTCAAACGTCTTATCGTTGACATGCTTGCCAAACTGGCAGAGCAAAGCGATAACACTGTTGATGATCAAGCAGTGAAGTTTATCGAACGCGGTTTGTTCGGTGGACCCCTGGAGTGAACCACCGGTTCTCCCTTCTCTAACGCTTCCAGAAGCGCCTGTAATGCCTGATGTGGTGCTGGAGGTACCAAGGGCTCAGTTACCTAGTTACAAGCCCCTTGTAGTGCCTCCTAACACCCTCAGGCCACCTCCAGGTATCGAAGGGATTAACACGGAAGACGAACCTCCACAAGAGGAGGAGAAAACTGCTCCTACAAAACAACCTACAAAACCGAATATAAACTTACCACCTGAAGCTCAGATAGTAGAGATTCCGTTTACGGATATTGAGGTGCCAATGCCTACAACTACTATCATGACTACAGCAGCTACAACAGCATTTATTAGTGTTGCTGCCACCCTTGCCGCTACTTCTTTGTTTAAATATTTGGTGATGGTTATGAAACCCATCATGAAAACTACATGGAACAAGCTAACAAAAAAGAAGGAACCAAAGGCTTCCTAGAAAAAGTTAAGGAAAACACTGAGGATGAATTACAAATTCTCGGTACCTTTGTCCGTCTAGGTGTTGTCGTATGGAGTGGTTTTATTATCACTCTTAATTATGTTGACTTACCTATGATTAAAAAGGGACAAAGTGGTGGCGATATAACCTTTGTTGCTAGCGTATTTACTGGTGCACTTGCTACTTTTGGCCTGACTACATCTAACACTAAAACGAATCCTAAACCTCCTGAACCTAAAAAGAAAGAAGAATGAAGCGTCTTATTTTGTTGATGATGCTGGCTAGCCCGGCAGCCGCACAAGTAACACCGAACTTTACTCAAGGTTCGATGCAATCCACTACTACTACCACCATTGATATTGATCGTACTATTGCGACAAATGTTTATGGTGGCACTTATTCATCATGGTCTGGCACAAACGTAACACCCAGCGGAGACATCGCAGACACAGCAACAACCTACTCAGTAACCAATGCAGGGGAGCAGTTTCAACTAGAGATTGTGAACCGAGCAGCGGGTCTGATCGAAGACAGTCTGGTCACCGAAACCATTCAACAGGTCTCCACTACTACTTCCTTGTCGGTCTTCTCTCAGTAAGCCCGGCGTTTGCTAACGAAGAACCGAAGGTTCAAAATACATCAAATCCTGTGGCAGCAGCTACAGGTAATGTGACTAATCAGGCGGTGCAATTCCAAAACAATGGAGCACCGTCTCGTCAATACTTTGCAGCCAATAACAGTTGTAATGGAACCACCATGCAATTCTCGCCCTTTTATATGGGCAACGATACTATTCCTCATGATTACACTGGGTACGTACGTAGCAATAACTACGGCGTACAGCTAAACTTTTCAGTACCACTGGATGGTGGTATGATTGAAACCTGCAAAGCTATTGCACGTAAGCATGAACAAAAAATGCGTCTTGATTACGAACTTGTTCGTGCCCTTAAATGTACTGAAATTATGAAAGCTGGGTTTACGTTTAGACCTGGCAGTCGTGTTGAAGTACTTTGTAATGACATCGTACCTATTGTAGCATTAGAAAATGAGTGAAGCAATAGTCAGCATAGCCGTTGCAGTTGTTGCAGGTGGGGCTGCTTTAAATAATAGATTACACAACCGAATAAATAGCGTTCATGAACGTATTAGCGCCCTTGACCGTAGACTTGACGGTATAGAGCTGACTGTTGCTTCCGACTACGTAAAAAAAGCAGAGTTATCTGAATTACTTAGCCGTATGGAAGATCACATGGTACGTATTGAAAACAAATTAGATCAAATAGCACTTAAAAATTCTTAATTATGACCTATCAACTTGTAGATACTTATACTGATGTTGTGCTCGGTGATTTTGCTAAAAAAGCAGAAGCCGAAAAACAACTTAGTAGGATGTATAATGAACCAGGTGAAACTCGTTATGAAGTTAAATCTACCCGTACTAAAAAAGTAGTGGAAGAAGTCAATGTCGAAGAAGAAAGCGACTGAAGACCAGTTTAACGAGTTGCATAACCTTGTTACAAAGGAATTTCTTGCCCGTATTAAATCTGGTGAGGCTTCTACTCAAGACTTGAAAGCAGCTTGTGACTGGCTCAAAACAAATGACATCAGTGGAGTTGCTTTTGATGGTAACCCACTTGATAAACTTGCAGCAGTAATGCCTACTGTTGATCCTGAAATTGTACAGCGTAAACTCTATGGCACGAAGCTCTAAGCACAGCGGCGCTAAATACGCTAACGGTAACTACAAATCGTACCAAAAAAAGTACGACTCAAGTTCAATGCAGATCAAAAAACGAGCTGCACTAAACAAAGAAAACAGAAAACGAGGAACCTATGGCAATGGTGACGGTAAAGATGTATCACACAAAAAGAATGGTAAAACATTCCTTGAAAAAGCATCTAAAAACCGAGCACGTAAAGGCCGAGCATGACCCCGTTACTTCCAACTCCTGACGATTACCTCTACAACTTAATAGTTATGACCTCACCAGAAGCCAAGCGCCTGTGGAGGCGCTCTATTAAGGAACACTTTGACCATACATGTATTTATTGCGGAAAAACTTATGACCTTAGTCAGTTATCTATCGATCATGTTCATCCTAGGGCTCGCGGTGGGCAGGATGTCGCAACGAATGTCGTATGTGCCTGCACCCGTTGTAATCAGGAAAAAGGAAGTGCCCCCGTCCTGGACTGGATGAGGGACAAATTTGGAGTCAATAGGCTCCGTGAGAAAATTATTATGGAGCATATTGCTTAATGGATAAAGAACTAGCCCAGTTGCATGACTATGCTAGAGAGTTGTTGGTTGGTTTAGAAGATGATCTGATTGTTCAACGTAAAGCAACAGGACGCGAACCGTCACTACTCAAAAAAGTTAGAAAAGCGGTAAGCAATCTGGACCTTGATCCTCAAGCTTACCCTGAAGCTATTGAAGCTGCTGGTGGAGATGCTAAAAAACTAACAAACGCTATCCGCCGCATGGAAATGAGCACCATGAAGGCGTGGGAATTGCTTGCTGATGATACTATTCACCACTTAGTTCAACAACGTACAGGTGGTAGCACCCTGGCAAGAGCTGAGGGAAATGTTGTCCGAGGCGCTATTCAGCGCTTGCAAGACAAATACGGCATGAGGTTTGGTCAAGCTATAGGTGAAAGGGGTGTTATCCGTGGTGACACGGCTCTATCTAACTTTGCACACAAAGCTGACGACAAAGCAACTGGTCTAGAACGTGCTTCTGGTATCGGTAAAAACCCTGACGCAAGCACTACTGCTCATAGATTTGGTACAGCAGGATACGCTAGTGATCTTTCGCCTGCTGAAATTGCTGACGAAAAAGCTCTGTTTGAAGCTCTTGACGCACGCATTGGTCCTCAGCTTGCAGATTTTGAAGTCGGTAAGGCTACAGATGCACCTCGTGTACAAGCCGTTCGGCAGATCCCAGGACTAGAACGTGCTTATATGCCTGATAATACACAGGCAGAAATTGCAGAAATGCGTAAAATTGCACGCAGTCCTGCTATTGAACCTGCAATTACTGGTAGTTACCGAGAGCTTGTTAAACCAAAATTAGTTGGAGGGTCAATGAAATTGTCTTTTCCTAACCGTTTAGTAGGTGCTAGGTCTTTGTTTTCAGCCTTACCTATTGTAGGAATGTACTTTGGTGCTGAGGATACTGTTAAACGTACCGCTAAAGCAGCAAAAACTAAAAACCCTACTGATGCTTTACAAGCTACCTTAGCAGGTGCTGGTAATATCCCTGCCGTGGGTAACCTGGCGGATCTCGCTAATTTTGGGATTGACACCTTTAGAGCTGGTCCTAAGATGGAACCTGCTGTTAGAAATGGGTCAATACATCTGCCTGTACTTAATCGATAATTGTACCTATGCCCCACCCAATCTTTGTTACAGGACCACAGAGAGCAGGCTCACGGCTTGCTAGCCACATTATAGCCAGGCAAACTGGCAGAGAGTTTGTTGATGAGCTTGATTATAACCCTGACATAC